CCAAATATTTTAAATGATTGTGTTGTATTTAAATCATCCAAAACATAATTAAGCACACTACAGTTAACCCTTTCAACAGCTCCTGCGTATTTATAGAAGCCATCTCTAGCCATCCAATAAACGCCATCAGGTGCATTAATAGCAGCATTAGGAGATATCATGCCAACATTTTCATTAATTAGATTAACGCCAAATGTAAATGGAGCACCAATAAACTGCATAGAGTATAGAGATGTATCAGTCCAAATAAGTATTTCTTGTCTTGCCCTTAAGCCTCCAACTATTTGAGAACCTGAAGACAGTCTTATATCTCCTGCTGTGTTGGTAGCTGTTGGCTCCCATTCTGTTAAACTTTCTTGACTGCTAAACGCTACAAGCAGAGGATCTACACTTCCTGTTCTTGCGCTGCCAACAATAGGATCTGCGCCCAAAACAATAACATGACGATCAATGTCACTAACAATAGTTTGCAAGCCTTTGGTTGGCGCAAGATTGGCTCCTGATAAAGATGTAATATCTACTGCTCTAGTTGTTACACCGCTAGACGTATCCCAATAATAAACACCGCCAGCTCTTGGATTAATAATTAAATCTTCACCAAATGCATCATGCGACCATAATCTTAATTGGTTAGCAAAGCTTGCCGCTGCCGCTGATCCCCATGTGCTAGATCCCCATGTGCTTACACCCCAACCTGTCGATGGAACATAAACATTTAGACCTGTGTTGATTTGATAAACACCCACTGTAGATCCACCACCATTACCACTGTCTCCAGCTGCGGCCAATACTGGATTGCCGCTAGTATCTTTTGCTTCAATCGTATAAGAGTTAGCGTTAACAATAGTTGCTATTTGATATTCCTGATTAAGCACTGTAGCAGTAATATTACCGCCAAGAGATGCTGCACCTGAGTATGTTACAAAGTCATTTGCCACAGCTCCATGAGCTGTATCGGTTACAGTAATGGTTGCATCTCCATCTCCAACCTTAGCAAAAGTCACGTCTCCAGCGCTGGTTGTAGATCTAATAGGAGTAACATCATTGAAGTTAGCTCCTTCTTTAACATAGTATTTTAAATTGGTTCCCATGCCTAGAAATTTAGTAGACGATAAAGATACCCAGCCAAGCATGGCGCGACAGGCTCCTAAGAAAGTGTTTAAAGTATTTTTAGTCCAACCACCTATTTTTTCTGGCAAGCCTTTTCTAAAGCGAACAAGATTACCATCAGCCCAACCGCCTTTATCCATAAGGTCTGTCATCTCTTTGTTGATGCCGGGTTGAAATGTAAGTTTTGTTAAAGGCATATTCTATTAATCTGTTTTACCTAAAGGACTGAGCTCTGGTGTTTTGTTTATCTTTAACAAAGCTTTAAGCAAAGAATCCTTTGAATCTATTTTATTTAAAGTTTTAATGGTTTTAGATACTTCAGTTAAATTTTTTGTACCGTCATACACATCAAAAAATACTTTATTAATTGGCAAAGCAACAAAACAAAACATGTCGATTTGGCCATTTCCATATCTTACCATTTTATTTTGGCGAATGTTATTAACAGTTCTTTTACTTGTGCGCAACTCCCAACGATAATAATCGCTATCTCTTCTTGTGTATACAGAATTTGTAGTTTTTACTTGAACCCTATAAAGGGCGTTGTCGTGATCAAGAATAAGATCTGCTTTGTGTCCCGGAGGTGTAGGTATTACAGAGTCACAATATCTCAGCATGTAAGATGCTGCTAGATATTCTCCTGCTAACGATATTCTAGCAGAGGATTCAGACATCTAGCCTCCGTTATATGTGTTGCCAGTCCCTTCCTTCAAACATTAAAGCTTCTGCTTCTCTTCTTCTTGTAAGACCAGGCAATACTTTGCGCTCACCATTTACAGTTGCTTTGTTCCATCTTTTTATTTGCGCAGGAATTTCGTTGTATTCTCCTGCATTTAATTTTTTTAATAAAGTAGATACTTTTAAATTAGCTGGACCTAAGTTGTATACCCAAGAAACCAAAGCATCAAATTGACATTGATTCATTGGCACTGTAACAAGAGCATTTATGTAATGTTCATACTCATCTTCAAGCTCACGCCATAACATAAACTCTGCTTTTTCTTCAGACCACTTATCACCTTCTTGTACATCTTTGGTATGGCCATAACCTATAGTCCATACTCCAGCAGCGCACTGGTAAGCTTCAAGCTCACAGCCTTCAAATTTTTTTATAAGCTCAAAGCCTTCGTCTGAAGTGTGCATTAGTTTACGGGAAATATTATTGATATTAATGCTATTAGCAAAGTTCCTAAAAATCCAAAACATCCAAACACCGCCATTTTTAAAGTTTTGTTTAAGTCTGAAACTTCTGCTTTTATTTCTTCTGTTTCTTTAAATATTGTCTTCCACCTTTCTTCACATTTTGCCTCATGAGACTTTAAGTCTGATGCGACTGATTGAACTGTGTTTCTATTCGCCATCCTTTTTATCACCCGTATTGGATGCTCCAAAGTAAAACGATATAACTGCTGACGCCAATCCACCCAAATATCCTAACACTAAATTAATTAAAGCTTCAGAGTTTTGCTCAGGTGGTTGCAGTGTTACTAAAAATATGTAGCCCATAAAACCACCAACAACAGCAATACCCATAATTCTAGCTGTCCAATCTTTGTTAAAAGTTTTTCTAGCGTCTTGTTTTTCTACTGTTTCTAGTCTAAATATATCTACATCTAGCTCTTTCATTTGAACTTCAAACTGTTGTTCAGCTTTTTTTAACTCAAGCATTTGTTCTGGAGTAGCCTCTTGTATAGCTTTGTTAATAGATTTTGGATCTGCTTGACAACCAAGCACGCCAGCAATAACAGATGCAGCCTGGCCGCCTAATGGGCCACCCAAAGCTGAACCAAGCGTTGGAGCAAGCGCCCCTACTACATTTTTAATTAAACCAAATTTCATGTGTAACTAATCCTTTCTTTGATCATCTCTATCTGCTTTTGCTATTTTGTCTATATCTACTAAGTTTGGAACTCCTAACAAGGTTTTTAATAAAACATCTTGTCTAATGCTTTGATTATCCATAGCCCTAACTCTGTCAATTAAACTAACTATAATTCCATATTGTGAGTCTAACTTTGTTGATACTCTTTCTTCCATGGTATCTAAACTTGTTTGAACTTTTTCATCTAAAGTATCTAACTTATTTTCCATTCCATCAATAATTCTATTGATAAGTTTCCAAACAAAAACACCTAATCCCAAGGCCGCTGCTATTGGAAAGCCTAATTCTGTAATGACAGATACTGCATCCATTAGCCGGGAACTAAAATAAGTTTATTTAAACTTAGATGTAACTTTAGCCCAAAGCTCAGGCTTAAATTTTTTTACAGACCAAGCCAAAACTACTACTATTATTGCTAGTGGTATTAATATATCCATACTGTATTACCTCAGTTTTTTTAAAATTATATACTAATTTCTCTTGGCGTGAACAATTCTTTGCTTGTAGTTTTCAAAGTCTTTTGGATCACTAAAGTGTATATCAAAAGCAATAGACAGCCTTGGTTGGTCGTTTATGTTTTCTTTTACACCATGAAAAAGGTGGCAATCAATTAAATGTAGTTCACCCACCCTGTTAGGCACATGACCTATATCATCATAAAAAGTAAAACAATCATTTGGACCTGAAATAAATACATTACAAGAATAAAAAATATTTTCAGGATGACCATGATTGTGCATGGGTATACCTTCACCTTTATTAAGAATATTAATCCAGCACTGAATCCAACACTCGTCTTCATCTTGCATAATCGGTAAATTAAAAATTTTACTTGTTATGTCTATTTCAGGAACAAAGTTTAAAAGGTTATAATTTTGATGTCTGTCAGTCGTGCCTGAAAAAAAGTTATCATATACAGGCAAAGAAAGTATTTCTTGTTCCTTTTCTAAAGAAATTTTTTCAATTAACTTACATTCTTCTTTTGATAAAAAGTTTGGAATCTTTATGTGCATACACCTTTAACTTTTTGATTGAAAATATCCAGGCAACCCTATCATGGGTCTGCCATCAAATTTATTAAATTTTGCTTTTGGGCTGCTGGCATCATTATAATGTAAGAACACTTGTCCGCAGTTTTCACCCTTAAAAGGTTCTCTCCAATGTTCTAAATCACAACCACGATACATGAGCATATCGCCTTTTTCTAACTTAACCTCTATGCCTTTTTTTCCCCTTTCACCTGATGGTTCTAAAAATATTGGCCAATCCTCACCACCTAAAAACATAGTGGTTGATATTTCACATGAGTCTCTATCTTTATGTCTTTTTAGCTCATCACCTTTTTTGTAGATTCTTGCATACGAATAAGTTTCAGTTAGCTTAACACCTAATTTTTTTTCCATAATAGGTTTAACCTTTTGTAATAAAGTTTCCATAACAATATCAGCGTAATGCGAATAGGTGTCAGGTATTTGCACATCATTCCAAACGCCAAAATAATCTGTAAATTGTGAAATGTATCTATCATCAAACAAGTATCTTGCTACAGCTCTTTTATTTAAAAAGTATTGATAACAAAAGTCTGCTAACTCTGTTGATATAGCGTTTTTAATTACTTGGTATTTATTTTTCTTAAAAGTCATTTAAATGGATATCCTAAATTCCAACACACTAAGGAGTGTCGTATTCCTTTGGTTACTGGTTTG